TTACAAATAACATATGAAATTAACGAACAATTAGCCTAATGGAAACAACCTATATTTTTAAATCGAAAAACACCAGTATTGAGTATTTGTTTAAATATGATTTAGAAGGCAACCTAACTACTTTACAGAGTACAGGAGAGCCCCCGACAAACGAACAGTGGCATTGGCTTGTGCGCTACTTTCCCTATAATGAAGAGCGCATAAATATATTAGCAAGCGACGCCAACCTCCGAAAGTACTTCAGCATTGAGAAGACGCCCGCCTCAGTAACCTTTGAAGATTTCTGGGAGGCATACGGCAAAATCGGCACTAAAGCAGTTGCCAAACGCAAGTTCGACAAGCTCAAGCCCGAAGAGGTTATCGCCGCCTTCATAGGAATTGACAAAGAAAAGTCTAAAAAGAAACTTGACGGTACTGCAATGCCCTACGCCGAGACCTACCTAAACCAAAAGCGATGGGAGGTGTGAGCCACACGGGCAACAAGCAATAAAAAACGAGCCAATTAGCACTATTATATTCGCTAATTGGCTCGTTTCATTAATTTGCATAATTAGTAAATATGCTGTAATTTTGCAGTATAAAACTTCTCTAATTGCTTGCTACTATGAAAAGACAACGACACTTTACCGCCCGCCTGTACGCTCTTATCCGTGAGGAATATGAAAAGCTATCACAGCAGCAAAAATTTAAACACGGCTATATTGTATCTACCTTGTCTGAAAAGTTTTTGCGCTCAGAGCGTACTATCGAAAATATTATCTTCAATAGGGTTTAATCTACTCCTATAAAATACTTATTGTCCTCATCTTCCACCTGCAAATGTACTTGTGTAGGTTCGTAATACTTCATTGCACTACTATCATTTAACTTGCATTCAAAAGTAACCTGGTATAGATTGCCTGCGGTACCTGTATCCACAGGTGCGAAAGCTATACGGCGCATAGAGCTATAGTTTCTGCCCGATGTGCCGTGAAAGTTACCAAAAAGAGCGTCTAAGCTCTTAGTAAATTCCAATGCTCCTTGTTGGTTGTAGGCCCCTTGGAAAGTATCTAAGAAAGTCTCGTAATACAAATAAAAATCAACGTGCAGGTCTACTATCTGTACGAGTTCGCCTATATCATTGATTTGTGCGGAGCGAAACCCTATAAATACAGCGGGCGTACCAAAAGGGTGCTCATCAGCTAAAAAGCCTACTTGGTTATGCCAAAGGTCTATCCAACGTATTTCGGGTAGCTTCTCTCTAATACGCTCAGCGAGTTCTATGTATAAATCTTGCCAGTGTTCCATTATTCAAAAGTTAAATTTTCGTCTGCTTTGTGTATTTCCTCTATGATAAGCTTTTCCAATTGTTTGTCTAAGGTATAGCTCTCACCAATAAACTGCCGCTTAGGTATATGTATGGTAAGACTTGTTTTTTTAGTAAGAGCCATAGCCTTATAGCGATTATTTTGGGTTTTATAGTACATAGCCCAGAAGTATTTTCGCATTTTATCAGTTACTTTCACAGTTATAGTCCCTCCCTCGTTGTGTATAGCTGCATAGCTCAATTTTTCACCAGCTGAAATCACTACCTTTTCAGGGGATTGTTCGGCTATACGCAGGCTATTTTTGAGCGTAAGCGACTGCTGTAGTGTTTTATGAGGCAACGCGTCTACACGCCTTACCCAAGGGATAAATGAGGCATCGGTGAAGCCTTGCTTTATAAATGATTGCATAAAGAAAGTCCGCGCTTTTTGGGCTACCTTCGGCGAGATGTTTTTAAATATCTCTCTTGCCATAGCCTCGAAGTTAGGAGTTTGAAAGTTCGCCATAAATAGAATTTAAATCATTTTTAATTGCTATTTAAAAAAGTATTTGTACTTTTGTGCCGTGGAGCGAGCATTTGCTCAATCTACCCCCTAAAAGAGATTAACTAAATAGCTAATCTCTTTTAGCTTTTTAAGTTCTTCTAATAATTTTCCTTCTAAAACTTGTACTCGTGAAATTTTAACAACTTTATCTTTATGACTTATTACAATAAATTCAACCCACTCACCCCTATCTTTAGATATTTTTCCATTTAATATTCTATAAATAGTATTTATATCAATAGTTTCAAAACTTTTAGTAAGGTCTATTGCAATACATTTAGCCTCTTGAGCTTTAGCTGCCTTAAAACAGCTTCCTATTCCATTATAGTTATCTTTTTTAAAATTCACTTTTAAATCTCCTAAAACCCCGTCTATCTTATATTCTGGATTTTTATGGTTTTTAATAATTCCAGAGTCTAAGTGAGGACGTATTTCCATATTAATACCATTATCGGCATATTTTATAGCCACTTTTAAATTATCGGCAAGGTCGCTTTCGTCGGCAAAGGGGCTTACCTTTACCACTGCCCCATTTTTAGCCTCATAGACTTCTGTATAGGGTGCTTTTAATTTGCTTAGTTCAAAGGCTTTTTTGGTGTCGCTATTGGCATCTAAAGCGAGGGCAAAGTAAGGGTGAGGTTTGCCCTGGTTTGTACTATCCTCTTTGAACACTTGCCCGCTAATAGCTACATTGCCACGAAACTCTTTAGGAAAGTCTTTATCGCTAAGCTGAGGCATATCACCCGTACTTGCAGGTTCCGCTGTTTGTACTACATAGCATCGACAACGCCAGCCATTGGGTGGGTAGCATACTTTCCAAAAGTTGCTGTCAATAGGAGCTATAAATCCGTCTAACAGTTGGTGGCTCTCCCTTACTTTGTTGTCCTTTACAGTCATATACTTTAAGTTAGGGTAGATGTCCTTCATACGCATATATTCCTGCCAATTAGCGGCATGGTAGCCCGCTTGTTTGGCTGTTTGCCACTCAGCTTGCAAGTAATTCTTGTTGTACTTAGGGTTTAGCTGCTGCACTTCTTGTAGGAATGTTTACCAATTTTTGCCTTTGTCTGAACGTAAGATTTCATTTATCTGCTGTAGGAGTACATAGTTTTTTGCCCCGCTAAACTTGTATAGGTTACGCTGCATTTGGAGTACTTCGGGAGAGATAGCTCCCGTTTGCTTATTCACCTTAAAGCTATCTTTGCCAAAGCCCTCCCACATAGCTCCATTGAGTTCTTTGTAGGTTTCTAAAATGTACTCATCAGATAGTTCTCCTTTTTTGAGGGTGCCATTGTATCTATCTTTGGCAATTTGCTCCATTACTTTTAGCCAACCTGTAAGGTACAAGGAATGGGTATCGTGCGCACACTCGCAGCGGCTATGGGTATAAAGTTCCTCAGTACGTAAAAGAGCTCGGTGCAGTTGCCAACGCTCGTTTAGGGTGTTATCGTATAGGCTTTTTTTTTTGAGCCTTCCACGGGTAGGAGGTTAGGGTTTTGGTTTTTTACACCTACTATCTTGAGCCCTGTAATGCTCTCTACTTGTTCGGGGTCAAAGTCGTAATAAACACCTAATGTTTCCATCATTTTACAGAGTTTATCAGCTGTTAGGGGCTCTTCGTCGTCCCATTCAAAGCGCAAGTCTTTTAGAGGGGCATAAGCGGGTGAGAGTTTCACTAATAGCGGTATGAGCTTCTTATTGATAATATGCTTTACAAGCAGTTTGTCACTTTCAAAGCGGTAGGAAGCCAGTTCAAACTGTACTTCTACCGAGCCTACAAAACCTTTCTCATCAGTGAGTCCTGTGCCCCCTAAAAAGCGTTTAGAGATTTCGTTATCGGCGCGCTTTATCAGAGTATCAAAAACTCCCTCACTATTGTTTAAAGAAATGCTTGGTACTTCAAACTTTTCATTGCCACGTCCTACCATAAAGGCATTGCGTTTGAAGTTTGTCGCCATTTCAAAGAGTTCGTTAAGGCGTGTATCGTCTTCTCTTTCTGTAGTGATAAACAGAGGAGGTACGCCGTACTTTTCAATAAAGTCCAACCACGAGCCTAAGCCAAGTTTTTTAGCTAAGATAATAGGAGCTGCCAAAGCATATTGTCCTAAATCGTTGTAGTCCTTGCCCACTTGGATATAGAAGTTAGCAAGGTTACCTTCTTTGTAGGGTGTACCTGTGGTGTCGCCTGCTTCCTTCAGTACAATACCT